GGGGTGATGATACAAGTTATAATGCTCTTGATAGAGTTATATACGAACATAAGATATACGAAAGAATCGTAGCAGGAACAACCCCAACACCTCCTAATTTAGATCAATCTAATTGGTTAGATTTAGGTGCTACAAACAAGTACAGGATGTTTGATAATATCATGTCTAGTGTAAGTAGTCGAACAGGTGGTATTCAGTTTACCTTAACACCTAACCAAGTTGTAAACGGTATTGCTTTATTAAACGTCAACGCTTCAACAGTTAGAGTTGTAATGAATGACCCTGTTGAAGGTGTTGTTTATGATCAAACAAGAGAGTTAAGATCGTCTAGTGAAGTTACAGATTATTTCTCTTACTTCTTTGCTTCTTTAGTATCTCTAACAGATTTGAACACAGCAGTATTCTTAGACTTACCAAGTAAGCCAACAGCTACCATTACTGTATACATCAGTTCAGGGGCAGCTTTAGTTGAGGTTGGTGAAGTTGTCTACGGGATTCAATCTATTATTGGTAGAACAAACTACGGAACATCTATTGGTATTAAATCTTACAGCAGAAAAGATATTGATGAGTTTGGAAAGGTAACTGTAGTAAAAAGAAAGAACTCAAAATACTCTGAGTATGATATTGATATTGACAATACAAATCTTGTGTTTGTTCAAAGATTATTTCAGGATATTGATTCTGTACCTTGTGTATTTATAGGAAATCCTGATATGGAGGAGTTGATTGTGTATGGGTTCTATAGTGATTTCAAATCTACAATCTCATTCCCAACCGTTAGTAAATGCACACTAAGAGTAGAGGGGTTAATTTAATGACAGCACCATTAGTTTCAACACTACCTACTGCTCCATCAAGATTAAGTAAACCTAGTAACTTTGTTACAGAGTCTACTGTGTTCTTAGAGGCATTAACTACTTATCGTACACAAGTGAATCAGTTAAGTACTTACATCAATTCGCAGATACCGAATAAATATAACTTTGGTACATTGAATGGTGTAAGGAGTTTCCCTGTATTATCTCAAATGAATGCTTATGATATTGAGTACACAGGAGATGGTACTGCTTTTACAAGCGATTTAGATGTGTTCTATAATACTTTGAATCAATATAGTGCAGTGCTTAATCCTGTTAGTGCTTGGTTTGATAGTGTTATTGAAGAAGTGGGGGTAGCACCTTATGATATAGAGAAACCTATGATAAGTGGTGTAACAATACCAATGACTCGTACACAAGGTAGAGAAGATTTCAACGAAAGAGCTTTATCTTTTGGTGAATCTTGTACTAACAATATAAATTCACTATATCAAAGTATATATTATACATACATAACTTCTTGTAGTAACAAAGATTTTGGTTTTATTACAGATACAACAATTATAAAAACTATTGATGGTGGAAGTATTTCTGACACTAATTTAACTTATTGAGGATAATATGGCTACACAAATACAATTAAGACGAGGTACTACAGCAGAGATGAGTACCTTTACAGGAGCAGAGGGAGAACTTGTTTATAACACAACAACCAAGCAAGTTGTTATCTGTGATGGTACTACAGTAGGTGGTTTTCCAAACGCAAGTAAAGCGAATGCAGATGGTACAATTAGTTTAGTTAAAAGAGATGGTACAACCTCTGCTATTATTAATTCAGCAGGTTTATTTAATAACACACTAACTTCTACAAACACCAACCAAGCTTTAACAGCAGCACAGGGGAAGGTTCTAAATGATCAGGCGTTTGGTGTGAACCAGTCGACTCAAGATGTCACAGGTGACAGAGCAATTAACACTGTTTACACCAACACAACAGGTAAACCTATTTTCGTATTCATTATGACTTATGATATGGCATCTACAACCTTCTTAAATTTGGATAATGTAGTGATAGGGACTCTTGACTCATCTCTTGCCATGGATCAAAATTTAAGCTTCACTGTTAGAGTTGGGGGTACTTATGAGTTACAAGGGGTAGCTCCGTTGACAATTAAATCTTGGGTTGAGGTTAAATAATGAAATACTATAAAAAGAACAACAGAGTGTATGCTTTTGAATCTGATAGTAGTCAAGATGATTACATTACAGAAGATATGCAACTGATGCAAGAATTAGAAGTTGATCGGCACATTAACCCTGAAAAGTATATGTCAGATGAACAACTATATGACATTTATGTCAAGTCTTTAAAACCACTCACTCGTAGACAATTTAAACTCGTTTTACTAGAGAATGGGTTGTTAGATCAAGTAGAAAGTGCTATTGATAACATTGAAGATGTAACACAACAAACAAGAATGAAAATTGAATATTCAGAAGCTACAGAGTTTCAAAGAACAAGCAACAGTGTGAAATATATGTGTAACTTGTTAGGTTTAACAGAAGAACAAGTTAATCAAATGTGGGAACAAGGTTTAACCTTATAAGGGGAAGTGCTGTGCAAGAGACATTACAATATCTATGGTTTAAACTATTAGAGTATTGGTTTTTGATTGGTGGTGTAACAGTTACATTTATAATGGCTGTATTAAGAACGCATAAACGTACAGGTAAGATTGACTTTGTTGAAGCTATAATGTGTGCTATTTTTACATACGGAGCATATTTCTTGCTATCGTGGTTTAAACTTCCACAAGAATCTCTCATATTGATTGGTTCATTTTTAGGGTATTATGGTACTGCTAAAGTTACCAAATTAGTCAGTGATAGACTTAGTTCAGAAGATATAAAATAATAAGGATAATAGGTATGTCATATTCAACAAATAACCCGTACATTAAGATTGGAGATAGTTTTGATGTACCTATACAATTAATAGATTCCACAACAGGCGAAGCTGTAGAGATTACACATTCAATGTCTTTTTCTTGTTCTATTGTCAATCTACTAGGTGCAGTCATCGCAACACCAACCCTTACTCCATACCCAAACCAAGTAGCAGATAAAGGTTTTATACTAATGAGTGTTGAATCTTCTGTTACATCTACATGGAGTGTAGGTAAAGCAAAGATGGATATTAAATTTGAATTAAATGGAAGCACTCGTCATTCTCAAGATTTTTCATTTTACATTATAGAGGCAATTACATGATCAATGCGTCTTTTAAAGTGTATTGGAATAATCCAATTGATTTGACGACAGAGTCAAGTTCTGAGCAATTACAATTCAATATCCCTCTTGGAGCTATTATAGCTGACCCAAGTGTAGCAACAGATTTATCTAACTACTATACAAAACCACAAACAGATACTCAAATCTCTACCTCTGTAGCATTAAAAGCAGATAAAACATATGTAGATGCACAAGACAGCTTACTACAAGATCAAATTAATCTAAAAGCAAATGCTTCAGAAGTTAATCAATCTTTAGGTACAAAAGCAGATTTAGTTGATGGGAAGATTCCTGCATCACAACTTCCTAGTTTTGTTGATGATGTTCTTGAGGGTACTTATATTAACCCAACTACGTTTAATAATTTAAACAATCAACCTTACACTCCTGAAACAGATAAGATTTACATAGACACTACAACCAATAAGACATATCGTTGGAGTGGAATGCTTTATGTTGTGATTAGTAGTGGTGGTGTTGCTCTTGGTGAAACATCAGAGACAGCATATCGTGGTGATAGAGGCAAGGTTGCATACGATCATAGTCAATCACAAGGTAATCCTCATAACAGCACAACAAGCGATATTACGGAAGGAAGTAGGTTGTATTTTACTGATGCTAGGGTGAGAGCAACTTCATTAACAGGATTAAGCACAGCAACAGGTGGTGTTATATCTGCTACAGATACAGTATTAGGTGCTTTAGGTAAGATACAAAACCAAGTAACAAATAGTGGTGGAGGAAGCAGTTCACCTACTTGGGTTAATATTACAACTGTTGGAACAATCCCTGCTTATGTAACTAATGCAGATATTCAGGTTGCTAGGTTTCAAGGAATGTTGTGGATTAGAGGAACATTCAATGTAAACACCAACGTTCCAATCAATACTGAACTGTTCAGGATAACAGCACAAACATATAAACCTTATGCTTACAGTACAGCAGGAACAAGTAGATTGTTGATGTTACTTAACTGTGTAAATCTGACAACGGCTAACAACAAACTTATAGGGTTTTCAGCTTTAGGTAACATTACAAATAGTACACAAGCTTTAACTGTTGATGTTATATTTGAAGCTAAGACAGCTTTAGCAACAACAGATGGTACATTGAATATTGTACCTACAATTATAAGTAACTTAGCATACTAAGTTATAAATATTTAGAGGAATAAAATGACAAATAAACAGATATATGTAACGCTTAGTTCAGGACACTCAGATACAGATTGTGGTGCTGTTGCTAAAGATGGAACAACAGAAGCGGAGTTGGTTACACAGTTTCGCAATATTGTTGCTTACTATGTTCAGCAAGATAAAAACATTCATCTTAAAGTGGATGGTTATGGTAAGCAAAACCTCCCTTTAAAAGATGCTGTTAAGTTAATTGATGGTAGTGACATAAGCCTTGAATTTCATATGAACGCCTCTGAGAATACAACATCTCAAGGTGTAGAGGTTCTTAGTCAAGTAAAAGATAAAGTTGTCTCTCAGAAGATTGCTAAAGCTATTGCGGATGTTATAGGTAGTAAACTACGTGGTGATAAAGGTTGGAAATCAGAAGGTTCAGGACAACATTCTCGATTAGCTTGGGTATCAAATAAAGGTATCTTAGTAGAGATTGAGTTTTTGAGTAACAAAGAACGATTACAAGTCTTTAAAGATAAGATGTGGTTGGTAGGTAAAGCTGTTGCTCAAGTTATCTTAGAATATGTAGGAGCAAGTAAATGACAACAATTGCACAAACAGCTAATGTATTAATTCAAAGGATTGAAGTAGGTCAAGAAATTTATCAAACTATTCTAAATGCAATGGATGCAGCAGAACAAGAGAAAGATTCAGGAGAAGATAAGAAAGCTTGGGTAATTGCTTTTATTAAGAGCTTCTTATTTGATCTAGGGGAGAATTGGGAAAAGTGGGTAAAAGCTATTCTTAGTTTTATTGATTTTGCTAAAGCTTTCTATAACCAATTTCGTTAATAAATTATAATAATAAAAACAGAAAAGGAAACTATTAAAGTTTCCCCTCTCCTCAACCTGACAGCTAATCACTGTTGGGTTTTTTATGGCTTTGCCACAACGATTCATGTATTTCTTTAAATTCTAATGGTAAGGATTCTAAGAAGTCTTGATGTAGTCGTTCAAACTTCAATTCTTCATACATCTCCTCCTCTTGAAGTTTACTAGCTAAGAAATCAATATCCTCAAACAACTTAATAAGGTTACTAGATTGCGTCTTTGTAAAACCTCGTTGTGCCTTATACACGGTTTCTATTGGATACCCCGATCTCTCATATCCTGCCTTAATACAGAATATTTTAAAACCTTTGTATAGTAAGAAATCATTATGTACTTCAAGATCAACTCTCATAGTTATCAACCTCTTTCACAACAGTAATCCTCTTATCATTAATACTGTACTTCTCAACACAATAATGCAAAGCCTCTCCACCATACATAACTTCAATATAAGATTCCGTTACTTTGATAACTTCACCTAAGTAACCTTCTACTTCTACCATATCACCATGTTTAAATTTCATTTTATGTCTCCTTTAAAGTAATCACAATAATTTGATCTTTCTCTTGGTTAAAGAAAGGTAGTGATTCAGGATTAAAACCTTCTAAAACATACTGTTCAAGAACACGATCATCTTCAAAATCAATTTCTTCTAACACTACACCATCTTCGTAGAAAAACCTCTGAACTAAGAATTAACACCACCTAGTTTGAGTGTTTACAACCCATTGACGATATGTTTCGTACTCTTGAGGTTCAACCTTGATCATTTAACTTCTCCTTTAATATCACCTAAGACATTTAACTCTTTCTTCAACTCTTGTAATTCAGAACGAAGTGATTTTACCTTACTACGATGCTTATTAATAAGCATAGAGTTTATCGTTTGCAACTTCTCTAAATACATGATTGTTTTAAAATCACGGTTAATACGATCTTTATAAACATAAGATAAGTCTCCATTGCCACAAACATAAAATTTTGTACATTCTATATTGTTGTGTGAGACGTGCTTCATGAAGCTGTTAATCTTATCTCCAATATTACGGTTCTCTTGTTTCAATCTAATAATATCTTTGTGAATAGATTTAATCTTTAATTGCTTAATAGCAATCTTTTGTTTGATATGTTGTTGTACAACCATATTAACAATATCTTTATTACTCATTTTAAATCTCCCTCAGCAATATGTAACTTACTTTGAATAATCTCTAAAGCCAAACCTTTGGGTAATCTCTTACCACTAATAGAGTTAACCTCTTCTTTCCAATCAATACCTAGAACAACATCTTTAATCACCTGATCTTCACTGTAGAAGTATAACTCAATCACAAAGTAACCTATGTGCTTAGGAGCAACACCGATACTGCCATTCCCCCAACTACCTATAGAGTGGAAGTAACCATCTTTTATCTTTTTACGATAACTGTCCTCTTTATCTCTACGATATTCGATCACTTCCAACCCATCAACAACAGGTGATTTTGGTTTACTATTCAAGCCATTTTCAGGTCTTTTGTAGATATTAAAACAACAATGTAAATCTACATCACTATAATCGTTATTACCTAAATCTTTACTATAAATTAAATCGAACTCGTACATCTGTTTGGTATTGTTTAACTGAGAGATTGGTAGTATGAAAGCAACATAATCTCCAAGAGTAATAGCTTTCTTATAAAACTTAACAGCTAGTGTGTTTCTGTTACCAAAAGGAGGGTTGCCTATAATCAACCTGTGTTTTTGATATGTTACGTCTAATGCTAAGAAATCTTGTTCTTTGATTAAATTGTGTTCAGGGTGTAAATCATAGTAATCTACTTCTGTGGTTGGGAAAGCGTTGCTTAGAGCTTCTATGAAAGCACCATTTCCAGCAGAGGGTTCTATGATGTTTGAGATAGGTAAATCCAATCCTTTAACAGTGTTAACAACTTCTTCAACAACATGATTAGGTGTGTAATACTTATCATGCTCAATTTTTAAACCTTTACTCATTTTAAATCTCCTTTATCAAATACAATTAAAACACCCTCTAAGTCATAAACAACTTGATCTAAGTTACTAACACACAGTATAGCTTCCTCTGTGCATCTATCTACAAACAATACCTCTAAGAAAGGTGGTGCGTCCTCTAAGTGGTCTGCTAGATGCCATTCTACTATTGTGTTAAACACAAACTTACCTGAGAACACAACAACTTCTGTTCCATTTAACAAGTGCTTAACCTGTTTATCCGATATATTAAAATTCATCTTTAAACCTTCCTTTTGTCCAATCAACATACAGATCATACATTCTCTTACTAGCAATAGCTAATGTAACAGAACCATCAGGTAATCTGCAATTTGATCTAAATAGCCACTGTAGTAATTCAGAAATAGCATATACATCTTCATCTTTATTCATCTTAAATACTCCTTTGTACAACACCATACTGTTTAATGTATTCATCTTAGTTGTTTGCTTGTGTTGTGTCAACAATTATTTAACTTGTTTCAACACCTTTATTAAAATAATTTAGTACATTTCCTTAGAT